TCCAATCCGGAAGTGAACTTTTTAAACCGCAGCTTCCCATCCCTAATCTGACGTTTCACCCACGCAGCAGTTACCACATGCTTCTTGCGGTCGAAGTTCGGGAAGATTAGGCCGGTTGCCTTTCCTCTCAGACCTTCTATCTTGTTCTTCCAGATTTTTGTGCCTTTCGGAGTGTTCTGAATGATCTGATCCATCTTTTCTTTCGGCAATCCCAGGTTATGAGTAAAAGAAAAGAACCAATGGACCCAGCCGGGTTTTGGTTCTTCTTTCAGCTCATCTTTTATTTCCTGCGGTGTTTCATGCTCCCATTCAGGAAGAGGCCGTGAGCAGTTGATATACTCTTTGTAGATATCTAGGTTCGGATCATCGGGGTTCAGCGTTGCCATCAGATAATCACAACGCATGGCAGCCTCTCGAACAAATTCAATATCTGCAGTATTGATTTCATCGATGTAAAGGCATCCGTACTGACCGCCGAGCGCTTTCTTCCACTTCTTCTTGTTTCCGTAACCCATGACATAGATTACTTTATCGCCTTTGGATGTATGAAACAAAAGATGCGGTATCTTATCTTCCTTGGTTCCGCTGCCGTTATACTCTACTAAGCATCCGAAATCATCCAGGATGCCGAGATCCTTATTGATGATGTTCTTCTCCGCTGTTCCGGTATCATCAGCGGCAAGGATATGCAGCTTCTTCGGAGAGGATGCTACCTTCAGCATGAACTTGTACAGTCCTACTGTTGTCTTACCTGCTGCTGTTGTCCCCTCAAGAAACTCAACCGGAGCTTTGCACCGGAGGAAGGCTTTGTACTTCTTCGATAACTTCAAAATCTGATCACTCATCCGCTATCACTCCGGAGCTGAGCCAGGATCGCATCCAGCTTCGTTTGTTCTGCCTTCAGTCCGGACAGTTCAAGCTTATCCTTGAACATGCCAAGATGCTTGCCAAGCAGTTCCAGTGCTTTCAGCTTATCGGCCATCTTTATCTCACGCTCCAGTCCATCCTCTCCAAAGGTCTTAACCTTTACGGACTGAATCGCAGCAGTATCTTCTGGTGCCGCATCATCTTTGATGGTTGCACTCTCAGTATCAATCACATCCATTGCATTAACAAATGCGATCTTGGCCAGTTCCATAATGATCCGATCTGCATTGACACCGGTTCTCTTGGAACGCTCAGCCATGGCCTGTTCTATTCGTGCGCGAATCTCAGGTTTTTTCAGGTTTTCCTGTCCAATCGAGTATGCGCTTTCTGCTGAATACCCAGCTCTGATGGCAGCCTGAGTGGCATTCAGGTCGATTAGATATTCTTCAATAAACAGTTTCTGTTTCTTTGTCACTCAGACTCACCTCACTTTCTCACAATAGGAAAAGCAGCCCCGAAGGACTGCCTCATTCTCCAATTTATACAAGTCATTTCTCTGCATACAGAACTTTTTGCCAGATACTATTTTTACGCTTTAAGCAATCAATCTCAGCATTGTTATCACGCTGCATCTTTTCATGTTCTTTTTTTGCTTCTTCAACCGCTATTACCGCATTCATATACTCATCGCTACAAGATATACCTTGCGCTCTTGCCATTTCATAAAACTTCATCTCTGCAATTTTTTTTCCTACTTCATCTCGCTTAACTTCATACTCATTAATCAGAAACTGAATTTTTGTTTCATTGTCCTCTATTTTTTCACGAATCGCCTTCTTCACGCTGTTATCATAATTAATCATGCTCGATACCCTCCTGGATTTTATCTTATGACTAGTATCCGTCCACTTGTTCTAGCCTTTATATAACATATCATCTTTCATTAGCACTGTCAAGCATTGAGTGCTAATTTTTTCTATATTTTTTTCGTTAAAATTCGACCTTTCCGCGCGATGAAAAATCCTTGACAAATTCTAACACAAAAGACGCCCCTTTCAGGACGCCTCATGCTATGTTATTTTTCTTTTTCCCCAAGCAATCCGGCAGGGTTCGAACCTGCGCTTACTGGCTTCCCAGTGCTCTGCCTGCTGAGCTACGGATCACGCTCTTGTGTGTTATCATTCCTCACCTGAACACACCACAGGGGAGGGTGGAACGTGACTGCGCATATCTCGTTCCAAATACCGACAGCAGGAATCGAACCTACCTCATTCCGAGTCGTGTTGGTATGGCGCCATCTCGGTGCATTCGCCAGAATGCTATGTCGATATAAAAGGCCACCCATGGCAAGTGGCCTTGATAGGGACGGGAAAGGGATGAAACCCAGAGATCTTGCTTCGATCTCCAGTATCTATTATAAACGCGTTTTTTGTGCTTTTTGTGCGTTTTTCAAATATTCATCAATTTTTCTACTAACTCTGCTTCGATCTAAATGAATTCGTCTTCCTACCCGTTCCTGCGTCATCCCCTCCAGAAAGTACAGCTGGAAGATCCGCCGCGTCCGGCCATCCTTGATAGCAAAGATCCATTCCTCAATATTATCCTGCTCCGCCTGCAGCTTCGCGATCTGATTCTGGTAACGCAGCCTACGCTTCTTTTCCAGATCATAATCATATCCCACTACTGACTGCGGCATCGGATAACCGGACCGGTAATCAAAGATCACACTATTCCCGATCAGGCTGTCACCTTCTCCCAGATGCTCTAACTTATGCTTTAATTCTTTGATCTCCGCTTTATTGCTCTGGTACTGTTCCAGCCTGTCCCGTGTCATGTCCATTGGCTCCATCTCCCCTCTGCGCCTGCTTTACTTTTAACCAATTTAACCAATCGGTTAACCAATCTCTAACCGTTCCATCCAACGTGCCATCTTTACTTCGCTGATTTCAAACACTGATTTTATATCAATCTCCTCAGCTATTGCCACTGTATCTATGCAGATAAACACATCCGCAATCTCTTCAATCAGATTTTTCTTCGCCTCTTCCCTGCTCATCGGCGTAGGGTTCGTTCCATCAAGCGACCTGCGAAGCTTTAATGCTGCTTTCGATAACTCTGCACATTCCTCTGCAAGCTGTGCAAGCAATTCTGTTTCCGGTAACTTTTCTGCTATCTGTCTGATCATTCTCTTACTCCCTCAAATACTATTCCACACGTTCAAAACGTTCTATGGTTCGCTCTATCCATTCTTCCGGCAGCTTCTTCGGTGGTATGTACGGATCCGGAAACGGCTGCCATGCTACGATCTCCTGATCCATCTCCCAACCGAAGCCAGTTGTCTCTCCTGTATAGATCAAGGTGTCACGCTGTGAATCATCCAGTGTTCCATGATCAAAGCACACATTGATCAGCTGACCGATCTCCGGCTTCTTCTCTCCGATCGGAATCCACCGTTCAACCTTCGGCTGTCCTTCCACCCTGTTGATCACAAGCTCTATCATCGTCTCTGCAATCTCACCATACGGATCGTTACATGCAGCCATCTGTGCTTTCCATTCTCTCAGCTCTTCCAATAACTTCTTCTCGTCGATCATCTCTTACCTCGCTTATCTTTCTTCCACTCATCCAACACTGCAAAAGAAACCGCAATCAGCGCAACTCCTACAATCATTGCAAACAGGATGCCGATTCCTGCAATCACCATGTCAATCATTCATCGTCCTCCACTTCCACCTTCACAAACCGCTGCTGCCTTATCTGTCCACGCCTGCATCTGGATACATGCATAAAGATGCTATTCTTTTTCACCCCGCATCTTCTTGCCAGCTCTGCACAGGAATCAGCGACCACTACCGGCAGCTCATAACGATCCTTACTCACTTCCATCCAGATGACCATTTACTATTCCTCCCTGATCTTCTGCAGGTTATGTTTCGCTGCATACGCTTCCAGGTCTGCTTCTGCCTGATCCGGATCTCTCCGCCAGGGAAGTGCCGGTGATGTGATACATTTCCATCCATAACCGCCGGCATCACCGATCTTGTGCTTCCTTGCCTTGTATGCATCCATTCCGATTCCCGGCATCACCTTGTACAGGCTGCCTTCACTGTCTCTGTAAATGCTTGCCATAAATCATCCTCCATTTTCTGCAATCTGCCTCAGTTCCTCCACAATCACTCGGACGATATCCACAGCAAAACGATGATTCCGATACCGGTTCTCCAGCTTCTGTGCAGTTTCAAACACTGCATCAAAATACTCCTCCGTGTTCACCGCTATCGCCTTATATTTCTTG